AAATGAACCTGGATGATAATGACCATCAATGCAGTTTGGTTAGATACCTAGATCGTTCATCCACTTATCCAACACCTTGTTTTTGTTCTTATCCAATTTTCCGTTATTCTTAAGTTTCTCAATATCTACAAGAATCTCATTTTCTATTTCTTGTTCATTGTAAATAGCCAGTAATCTAGAATATAAGTCAGATGCTCTTTTTGTGGGTAGTGTCATAGCAACAATTGAATTTTTCATCAATACAACAGACTCGTTATCTCCATGAGTCATATAAGGCATTAGGAATAACTTTGGACTATATTCCCTTTTTCTGTAATTATTGCCTTCTATTTCTATCTCCTCAATATCATCATCATCAGCCATGTCGTCAAAGAATTCTTCATCTAAAATTATTTCCATAGGATTATTTAGATAGACAAAGGGATCAGCTGGTTCTGCCGAAAAAGTTATAGTACTGATAAGTTCTTCACCGCTTATAAGACGGATAATGTTTGCTTTACTTTTCGCTTTTCTTTTCATATAATTCCTGTATTTTTTGAAAATCTATAGATCTGTGTGAATAGTTAAAACCATCATTAATATATATTTTCAGTCTCTCAACGCCATGCTCGAAAAGGTAATTTTTTCTCGATTCCGTAGATAAATCATCCACAATATCATACAACGTAGCTTCTAATTTTGTTTCAGTTTTACGAAGTACTCTACCTATAGATTGCAAGACCCTAATCATTGACTTGGAGGGACTTACGAACACTATATTATGCAAATTTTTGTAATTGATACCGGTTGATACAGTTCCGTAAGAACCTATGATTATGTTATTATCTGACTTTTCTATCAATCGTCTAATTTCTTCTCTATCATCAGCACCAACTGATCCTGATATAAAATGTGTTTTATGATTTTTTGCCTTTTCTTTAAATAATTCGTTAAGAGGTATTCCGTGCTTTTCAACATAATTATATATTACAAGTGTATTGCCTTTTAATCTAGTAACAAGGTCAAGAATAAACATATTTCTGTATGGGTTTCTAACAACCCAGTCAATTTCTTCCTGATAGGTTTTTCTTACATTTGCTTTCTTGTCGCTATCAGAATAGTTTAAAGCAATAACATCTACTTTAAAACCCGCAAGAAACCCTTCTTTTATGAGTGTCTTAGTTTTGGTAACTTTATATATAGAACCAAGAAGTCCTGTTATAACCAATGGATGCGCTGAAGATCCTCGTTCGTCAATAGTTCCTGTTGTACCGAACCTTATAGGGCAATATTTCATTTTTTCTAAAATAGAAGACAAAGACTTAGCTTTCGTCAAATGGGCTTCATCTATTACAACCATACCAAAATCAGCAAAAAATTCCTCTTTTTGTCTGAAAATTGCTTGCCAGGTAGATATAGTTATTTTTTTCTCTGTTGGTTTTTTAGAACCTTCATATATCTTATGAATATGTTCTTCATGATTCCAATCAGTAGAATTTACTGAATAATCTTTAAAATCTCCATGTAACTGAGAAACCAGTGATGTAGTAGGCACCACTATTAATGTTTTTACATCGAACCATCTCGCAAGTATGTAAATCATTAATGACTTACCAGAACCTGTAGGCGAAACCAACACCGACCTTTGCATCTGAATGCCTTGATGTATTGCATCTAACTGATAATTTCTAACTTCAAATGGTAAACTTAGGGTTTTTATAAATTCAGTTAAAACCTCTAAGTCTATCTTCTTGGGCATTCTTACACTAGGACCCAGCATTATATTATAATCATTTTCCTTCGCAAATTGTATAACTTTAGAAAGTAGTCCTGCATACAATGTTCTATCTTTAGCATTAAATAGGTGTATATTACCGTCCCACATTTTATTCTTGAAGGCTGGCATAAACTGATAACCTGGCACTAAAAAAGAAAAATGTTGCCAGAGTTCTTTAATGATATACCTTTCAGCATGAATCTGAATATATACATCATTAATTTGTGTTATCTCAAGCACCTGAGATATATTTTTTGTATTCAATCGCATTTTTTATAGACCATGTTCTTTGTCTGATTGCATCCATATAATTACGGATTAATTCTATTTTTTTTATCTGGTAATCATTTTTCATTTTTATTTTTTGTATCTCTTCATCGGAATCTAGATACCTGGAAATATCGCTGTTTGACAACTTGTCAAGAAACTGTGATAACCCTCTTTCTTTCAACTCTGTTTTACCTAATTTTCCGCGGAAATATTCAATTTTGAATCTAGTTTCAACCGCCAATTCTTGCTTATGTTTTAACAGTAATAATTCTTCCTGGTTTAAAATTGTGGACCATTTTTGCATCAATGAAACACTTTTTAGAGACTCTTCGTCTAATAGGGTTTCGTCAATTTTTAAATCTATTTTACCTTCTTCAATAATATCATTTAACTTCATTATATTACATTTTTTATTTCATATTTAGTGTATCTAAAAGCAGCGGTGGCTGTTATTGTTTCCTCATCTGTACTTTGTGTAGTAAATGCTAATTCAGATATGTTCATAGGAAATAGGTTTTCGAATGTTATCTGATACTTAGGAATGTACTTGTTATTCATTATGGTTAATGTTGCATCTGAAGCATAATTCTTATCGTAGTCTCCAAAGTCTTTATGTGGTGCTATAGATTTAATCCAGTTGTAAACTTCCATCCAAGATTTAAGATCTTCATCGACCACAAAAGTAACATCAAATAAATCATAATCAAGTAAACCACCTGGATGGGGAATCGGATTAAATGCTGTGAACTGTTGTTCTTCTGTCATAGATAATGCAGGTATGCTCACAGATTGTGCAAAATATGATGTAGTTGGTATTTTCGTAATATCCAATTTAAACCTATTAACCGATAGGTAATTAATATTAGCTGGAGTAGACATACGGCTTCTGGTTTATTTGTATTTATTTGTATTTATGAATTTATTAGTAGAGATTATTGGTCAGCATAAACTAAAAAATCCGAGACGAATCTCGGATTTTAAAGAAGTTTTTTGTAAGTTTAAAGTATGTTAGTTACTTTAGCCTTACGGTAATATACGTTAGAATCCGCAGTAAGTGCAGAAGTAACAGCACCAGATCCAGCAGAAAATGGATTTCCAACCATTCCGTATCTAGTCTTGAAACCTACTTTAGGCTGGAAGCTATTCTCGTTAATTGCACGAACCATTTGTAGCGGTACGTATGGGCAATAAAAAATACCAGCATCAAATGCAGAAGTACCTTTATAACCAAGGCAATAAAAGTCAGTTCCTGTATTCATGTATGGATCTATGAATACCTTCATTCTTCCACCACCGATTGTACCGGCAAAAGTAGAAGCATTTTCGTCACTAACTAAAGATGCTTGAAGTGCAGGTGCATGATCTAAAACGCCAGCCATTGCAAGTGCAGAAGCAACATCAGCAGAACAGATAAGAATATTACCTTTCCCTCTACGAGTACGCTTCGAAATTGCATTAGCATCTTTCTCGATTTGGAAATGTAATCCTTTGAAACGTTCTGCAGCCCAACGGCCATCAGCATCAGCAGTAAGGTCAAACGTACCATCAGCAGTTGTTCCTTGAGCACCAAATTCGGCAACTCTATATACTGTACGTAAAGTTTCACGATTAATTTCAGCAAGAATCTCATTAGCTAAGATACTTGATAATTCTTGTTCAGCATCTAGACCGTGAACGGCTTTAAGATCTTGCGCAAGTTCAATTGTGTATTCCGCTTTCAACTGACGTGTTTTTGCTTCAACCGCAACTTTCTCGATTGTGAAACCCATTTCAGGAAACGCAGAAGATGCTTCAGCGGTTTCGGTAGCAATACCAGTACCAGAAGTCATTGTAGCAGTGTTAGCAAAATCAATAGGACTGATTTGGCTACCAGCTCCAGAGAATGCTGAATTAACTTCATTGAAGAAAGTTTCAGCAACACTAGCATCAGTACTATTAGCATATTGTGACTTCATCGCAAAGATTAATCCAGTAGGACCACTCATTGGTTGAACGCCAGCAATATCATAAGCCATCAAATTAGGTAAACTTCTTCTTACTAAGTTGATTAGAATAGGATCGTATCCCTGGACATTACCAGAGGAAGCATTAGGGCCGCCAAGATTGCCAGAAATGTTAGTAGTTTCATTAAGCAAAGAAGCTTGCTCTTGGAAAGCTCTTTCCTGATTTTCTAAAAGAACGGCAGTAACTGCTCTTTTATATTGATCTTTAATAGGGTTCACGCCATCAGCGTCTAAGACAGGTGCCCATTTTTCTTGTAGATGTTTATCAAGCTGCATTTATTGCTCCGTTGATTGTTTTATTAGTTATTAATTTTAAATTTATTTATGGCTTGTACATATTTAGACATATTGTCTGATAATGTATATTTTTTATTTGTAATTTCAGTATCTTCGTTTAGAGTAGTAATACCACGATTTAGAAATGATTCTTTCAAAGTCTTCAATTTTTCTGTGTATTCTTCTTTATTATCGAAAGATATATCTTCAGATATTAATCTTAGACGTTCTCTGTCAATTTCAGTTAAATCTTTAGAAAGAGATTCGAAGATATTGTTATTTTCTAAATCTGTTTTATTTTTCTTAAGTTCAATGTTCTCATTGATTAATGTATCAAGTCTTTCTTTTAGCACAGAAACTTCGCTTTGTACGCTTTCATATAGGTCTGCTTTATCTTCTGAAACTGTTATGTTATTTTCGGTAAAAAGAGTTTTCATACCGTTAATTAAACTTTCAGCCATTTCTACTTTAAGACCCGTTTCGATAGCAACAGCATTTTCGGCCATCCAATTTTCTACTACATAGTCAATATACTTATCAGTTTTTTCCGATAATTCTTGAACAACGTAATCTTTATAATCTATACTTTTTTGCGTTAATTCTTCGTTGATAGATTCTACATATAAAATTGCAGCTTCTTCAAGTTCATTAGTTTTTTCGATAATCATAGCTTCAATTATGGTAGATGCTTTTGATTTGAAAGTCTCTGTTAAAGTTTCGCCTTCGAAGATAGAACTTAATGATTCTTTGATGTTCTTTTTGTATTTCTTTTCTACTACATCTTTTTTATCATCTTCATCATCGTCTTCTTCGTCATCGTCTTCTTGGTCTTCTTCGTCTTCGTCTTCGTCTTCATCTTTTTCGACTAGACCTTCTTTTCTTTTCTTAGCATCAAGTGCGTCTTTAAACTTTTTAGATTTATCGAGTTCCTTTTCTTCCTGTAAATGTTTGTTATTGATAGACATATAATAACCTAATATTTAGTTGTTTTGATTTATTTATATAATTTGATTTTTTCAAATGTTTTTTAGATACTTTTAATGAAAGATTCAAAAATTTCTAGTTGTTTGCTCATAGTAAGACCAACTACTGTTTTTGATTCCTTTTCAATTTTCCTTTTAGTTTCTTCTAATTTTTGAACTAATAGTCCATTGTGAAATTCAAAATCAACACCTTCCATAATACCTTGAACAAAAGCGCTAGGTGCCGATGGATCAGAAACAATATCAGCAGCTGTTGCTAATATAAAATCGGATTGGACAATTTTTTTTCCCTGCGATTCTTTTAATGTACCTAAACCTCTAGAAGAAACACCAAGCAAAGCACCTTCATCCATAAGATTCTTTACAATTTTTCCCATAGGTGTGTCAAGTATTTTGGCTTTACCTACATAATCATTTCCCTCTTTGACCAATTCCTTAATCATGTGAGAAACCCTATCTAAATTAATAGAAGGACCTGAAGGATGGTCAAGTTCGCCGAACGCTCTATTTTTACCTATATAGGCTTCTGTGTAGGTTTTAACACCTTTTTCCATTACTTCTGATGGATAGATTCTTCCGTTTCTATTTGTAATTTCAGCCTGAAGAAAAACCCCCTTTATGTAATAGTCCTTCTTAGCATCACCTTCAATAATGAATTCTACAGATTCATTTACTTCCGACATTAATTTCATCAGTCAAACCCCAGCATTTTACGTTTTCTAAGTGTTTTTTTCCTTTTTCTACCTGATCTGTTTAATTTGGCCTTTCTTTTTCTAGCACCTCTTTTCTGAGAAAGGGCTCTTACTCTACGCTCGGTAGACTTCATAAATTCAGCTTTGCCTTTTCTAATCTTGAACTTTTTATCTGTACTAACTACCTTACGGCGCTGAACTTT